CAATCTACAACCATTCCCAATGAATCCAACTCTACTTTATTAGGTCCAGTTACATTAGGAAAAATTCGTTCATATACTTGTTTTATTAAATATTTTTGTTCTTGTAATGCAAACAGCCTCTCTTCTTCATTTGATAAGAAACAATAAGTGCAATTTAAATGTATGTCCGAATTCCATAAACTGCGCTGATCAGAATAGGAATCAATTCCCAATGTTATATCTGGCGGAGGGTGCAAAAAACGATAAAATTGCATATACCAGGAATTAAAATTTGGAGCTATATAAGGATAATTATTGGTTGCATCAAATACATCACGAATAACGAATAATTCATCAATTGGACGAAATGTGATATTAATATGTAATTCGTTATATTGAAGCGATGTCAAAGGAAATGCCATTTGTGATTTTAATCCGAACCAACTATTAATAGGGATATATAGAATTTTACCTCTTATAGATGGTTCTGGTCCAGCTAAATCACCCGTATAATAAGCATTTGGATAAGAATTCACTCGGGAGTTTGCATTCGCAGGATCATTTAGTTCAGGAATATTTCCAGTCATGTTATCAAACAATGCCTTTTTTTCTGCATTAAAATCGCGTTGAACAGATGCTAATAAATAATCTCCTGAATATTCTTGTAATGTGTAATTTCCACATGTAATTTGAATTTTTGAAATCATTTTAGCTCCAATATTGTCTATCCATCTGAATTCATAAGGCGCCCATTGCTCAATATTTCCTAAACCTTGAGCTGTAGTGGATTCAGTTATTTGCTGAGGTGGCAATATAGGGCTCCATATATTCGGCAATGCTACTGATATATAGCTGTCCATTAATAAATCAGCATAACGTGGAATTTTAAATGTAAAGACTGATTCTTCTGATAATCGTAACGTTTTTGAGCCTTCATAGTCCACTCGAAATTTCTGCAATCCAAAATTTGTATATTGATGATATGTAGATTTAAAAAATGATTTGCTGGGGTTACCATTTAAAACAATATTTTGTTGTCCTTGAGATACAAGCTGCATTAATCCACCTGCCATTTTTTTATATAAATATAATAATATATTTAATTCTTTATTCATCATAATATAATTTTATTATGCATAATTAAATATTTATAATTAAATATTTATAATTAAATACCACAAAATAATATATTATTTTTATTTATATAATATAATATGTCTGACACAATGAATAATGGAATGGGAGGAAGCACCCAAGAAAATGCAAAAAAAATGGTAAATAATGCAATAAAAAATATGACAGAAATGAATGATACTACAGCAGTATTACTAATAGTTGTCATTACATTGGTTATAATTGTTGTCGCATTTTTATATTATTTTTACTATAATCGATTAAAGGGTGGCGAATGTAATAACATGGATAAAATATATGGAGAGCTAAATGGCAAAATAAAATCAATCGATAGTTCCAATTTATTTGATTTTAAATTTAACGATTATTATATTAAGACTGCCTATAATTGTTGTAGTGGGGGAAATTATAAAAATGATTATGTAGACACATGCATATTAAAGGATGTCTTAAAACAAGGTGTAAGAGGATTAGACTTTGAAATATTTTCTATAAATGATCAACCAGTTGTTGCTACATCTACTAGCGATAATTATTTTGTAAAAGAAACCTTTAATTATATTAATTTTTCAGATATAATGAGTATTATTCGGGATTACGCATTTTCCAGTTCTACTGCACCAAATGCTTTAGATCCTATTATTCTTCATCTTCGCATTAAAAGCACAAACCAAACAATGTATCAAAATTTTGCTAAATTGTTAGAGAATTATGATCAATTGTTGTTAAGTAAAGACTATGATTTTGAATATTATGGTAAAAACTTTGGAAATGTAAGATTAAGAGAATTATTAGGTAAGATAGTAATTATTGTAGATAGAAGCAATACCGCATTTTTAGAATGTCAGGAATTTTATGAATTTGTTAACATGACCAGTAATTCTGTCTTTATGCGTGCATTACATTATTACGATATAGCGTATAGTCCAGATATGAATGAATTAATCGAATTCAACAAACAGAATATGACTATTGGAATGCCTGATAAAGGCGTTGATCCACCAAATCCTAGTGGAGTAGTTATGAGAGAAACAGGTTGTCAATTATTAGCAATGCGATACCAAAAAATAGATGTAAATGTGGAAGAAAGTGATATATTTTTTGATGAGAGTGGCTATGCGTTTGTTTTAAAACCGGAAAACTTGCGATATATACCAGTTACAGTGCCATTGCCTCCTCAACAAAATCCTGGCGTTTCTTATGCTACACGCACTGTGGAGACAGATTATTATAAGTTTAATATCTAATCCACTTTTTTCAAAGGAAGAACCAAATGATTAATGTATATCACTAATATCTTATTATTTTAATACATATTTCCTAGATTAAAAGTAGGGATATCTAATTATTTCGTTCTAAAAAATTATATTATTAATATATAAATGAAAAAAGATAATGTATGTAATGGATTAACATTTAGTGATTGTGAATTAGCAATTTTAAGACAAGCAGTTGATAAAGCCGAAGTTAAACAGGGTCGAAAGGTTGCTACTTCACCAGAAATTAAAAAGATTATTGGAATAGTGGAGAATTTTATAAGAAAAAAACAATTAATTTGTTACGGAGGCACTGCAATTAATAATATTCTTCCAAAACAAGACCAATTCTATAATAAGGACATTGAAATCCCTGATTATGATTTTTATAGTGCAAATGCTCTAATCGATGCAAAGGAACTAACAGATATTTATGTTGAGGCTGGATTTGTAGAAGTAGAAGCAAAGGCTGGACAGCATCATGGAACGTTTAAAGTATTTGTAAATTTTATTCCTGTAGCTGATATTACATCTTTACCCAAAGAATTATTTAATTCTATAAAGAAAGAAGCAATAAGGGTCGCTGGAATTCTGTATGCGCCTCCTAATCTTCTTCGTATGGGAATGTATTTAGAATTATCACGACCAGCAGGGGATGTTAGTCGCTGGGAAAAGGTTCTAAAACGTCTAACATTGTTAAACAAACATTATCCTTTAACCGGTAAACAATGTGCTCATGTTGAATTTCAGCGAACAATGGCTGATAATCAGGGTGCGGAAGAAATCTATGATAATGTGCAGCATACATTAATGGATCAAGGTGTTGTATTTTTTGGAGGCTATGCATTATCTATGTATTCTCAATATATGCCAAAACACTTACGACATAAATTACAAAAAGTGCCAGATTTTGATGTTTTATCTGAGGAACCCATTCTTACAGCGCAAATTGTCCAAGAACGTCTAGCAGATATTAATGTTAAAAATGTTAAAATTGTAGAAAGACCCGGTATAGGCGAAATCATTGCACCACATTATGAAATTAAAGTAGGAAATGATACTGTCGCGTTTATTTATCAACCACTTGCATGTCACAGTTATAATATTATCAAATATGAAGGATATGATGTAAAAATCGCCACCATTGATACCATGCTTAGTTTCTACTTGGCATTTTTGTATGCTAATAGACCCTATTATGATAAAGATCGTATTTTATGTATGGCAACTTATTTATTTCAAGTGCAAGAAAAAAATCGTTTAGCACAAAAAGGTCTACTTAGACGTTTTAGTATTAATTGTATTGGACATCAAGAATCAGTTGAAGAAATGCGCGCAGAAAAAGCGGAAAAATATGCAGAGTTAAAAGGTCAAAGAGGTAAACCAGAGTATGACGACTGGTTTTTACGTTACAGACCAGTCGATAAGAAGGAAGAGAAGGAAGAGAAGGAAGACAAAGACAAAAAAGAAAAAAATAAAACAAAAAAAGTAAAAAAACGCAAATCCAAAACAAAAAAAAGAGGATTGTTTTTTTAATAATTTAAACATGTTCGTTTTTTAATAATCTATTCATAAAACGATCTTTATTTCTTCCTTCATTCATATATATATTCATAATTTCTGCTGGCGAATAAAAATTATCTTTTATTTTAAGAAGTCTTTCATCATTTATATCCATATTTTCTTTAAATATATGCATATACATTTCTCTAATGATTTGATGAGTAGCATATGATAATTCAAGTGTTAAGTCTATTCTGCCGGGTCTAATTAATGCAGGATCTAAGTCACAGTAATGATTAGAAGATATGATCATAATTCTACCAGGTGTTTCTCGAATACCATCCCATAAATTTAAGATATCATCAAGTGTTAATGGTTCGTCGTCTGTAGGTAACTTAGGAAATTTACACATTTTATCTGTATCTGTCTCAGTAGCTGCAATGGTTTCTAATAAATCACCCATATTTATGCTTGACGATGCTGATAACTCTTGAAAATTTAATTTTTTACCTAATCCAGTTTTGGAGTTATTCTTTTTCTTTTCTCTATCTAAAATAATATCACCAATACAATCAATATCTTCAAATACAATGATCTTTTTATCAAACGTTATGCTTCTTTTTTTGTTGTCAGAATTATATCTGTCTTCAAAAAAAATACTATCTAATTGTTTCTTTGTTTTTATTAATTTTAATGATATACTTACAATGTGACGATTGGTATAATTTGCCAACGCTTTTATAAGAGAAGTTTTGCCCGTTCCAGGGGGTCCACGCATACCAATACCCAAAGAATAAGGAATACCCATTTCATAATACCATTCTTTGTTTTTTAAAAAAAAGTCCACTTTTTCTAAAACATTATTTTTTCCTGTAAAAAACAAATTGTTAAATGTTCTAGTGCTGCAAAATTGCGTTTCCTCCCACATTTCTAACTTACAATCTTCATATTTAGTTTTAACTAATGTATAAATAAATTGTTTATTATCTCGTAAATCTTCAATAGAAGATAAATATTTTATTGTTAAATTCTCTACTAAATCCTTTATTTGTTTCACTGTGCTTTTATAGGAGAACAATTCTATTCGTATCTTTTCCATTTTACTGGATGTCTTATTTTTTTTATTAGTATCTTTCTCATCATCTTCTTGAGTTTCAGAATTAATATATACATAAGCATATATATCACATTCCTTAGAAATTGTAAATTTACTAGTTTGGATAACCATATATATTCCCATATCTCTTTTATCAGTATTGTAAGTATTGTCCATTCGAGATGGATGTGTAAAACTATATTCTTTAATACTGTGAATGGTTTTATTGTCTCCAATATTATCAATAATATGATACCATAGTGCTTTAAACCGATCACTAAATGCACTAGTGCGATTTATTTTACTATCATAAAAATTAGTGCTCGAAGATATTTTACCTTCATATTCAACAATATTTTTTGTATAAAATAAATTAAAATTACGTGATAATATTTTTTTGATATTAATATGTTCTATTATGTTTTCATTAATAAATTGAAAAAAAAAAGAAATACACATTAAACACACGGTAGTAATAAATGTATCAGTAATTGGGTCGCCAGTTTTAAATTTATCAAAAATTACCATATTAAATATGTTACCTGATATATTCTTTAATTGAAAATCCATAGATCCTAAACCAAACATAATTATATATCTAAAAATTTATCTAAATATTTTTAATATATTTATATAAATAAATTTTATATAAATAAGTTATGAGTTATGTAAATTTAAATTGGTAATCCCAAACCAATTTTGAAGTATTCCCAAAAATGTTTTTTATTTTTTAATTTACATATTTTACTATCAACAATAACTTCTGTCCATGATATTTTAGTTTTTGAATTTTGAATAGTTTCTTTAACTTCTCCACCATATGAAATAAAACCAATAATTAATAATACTATAATAATATAATACATTATACTTTCTATTTTATCAATAAGAACAAAATCGCTATTTTTAACAGGAAATAATCTAATTTTAACAGGCCAATCCAATGTAATCCAATATAGATTATCGTTATATATTTGTTTATCTTTTTCATTAGTTATATTAATTCCTCCTTCTGTATAAAAGTCTTGATTTAATTCAAGAAAATACAATACGAAAATTAATAATAATACAACAAATGTGATTTTCATATCTAAACGCATAACTAATAAAAATCCAATGAAATAGAAAAATGTATATATTAATTTTTGAATAGGGGGAATAAATTCTTTCTTACCAGTATCTGAAATAAGTGTAACTAAAAAATAAAATAATAAAAATGCTATAAATAACTGAAGTCGAATATGAAGATTAATAAATTTAATTTGATAACATGTAAATAATGTATTTCCAATATAATTTCCTACTAATAATAGAAAAAATATTGCAAAAGACTTTATTAGATCGGCTTGAGTGTCTGAGATCTGGCGAATGTTTAGAGACATTATATAATATATATAATACGGATACAATATAATATAATCTTTTAAAATTTACTAAAATTTTTTACAGTTTTAGATAAAGAATAATAAATAAATCCAAATAATGCGCATGTAAATAGCAAACCATTTATATTATAGTTGCCGTCATTATGACAAAAAAATGGAAAATATTTGTAAATCGATTTTTTAAAAAATGGCAATTGAAATAAAAAATATAATACTGCCAATAAGAGGGGTGCCTGTAATTCATCATACATACTATCCAATGAACTATTGAGTTTTTCTTCTTTATAATAATTATTAATATCTTCGTCGGTTTCTACAATATAGTCTCTATTTGTTGGAGGAGGCACATAATTAGGTTGCACATGTGCATCATTTGTTAAATTTTCAGTATTTAAAGGAATATCTCTACTAGGTAAAGAGGTTGCGCCTGCTAAACTTGCTTGTTGTAATCCATTTACAATTTGACTAATCGTAGTTTGATCTAAAGATACAGGACCATTACTATTATTTGAGGGTATTTGTTGCATATTATTTATTCCTTGATTATCATTTATAACTAAACTAATATTTCCATTAATAGATCCACCATTAGACGGATCAGTTGGTAAATCATTTATACTTGTTGTATTAATTTCAGCCATATATTATCTAAAGATTCATCTATTTTAATAATTACGCAATTTTTACAATTTGTTTTTTGTTATCGCATTTAACAGCTTGTTTCTCCATTTTATAGCATTTTCCATTAAATTTGTATGTTTGATCTTCAATTTCTTCCATAGGGGGCGATGCTATTATTTTACATCGTTTGCCTTTGCAAACTGATCTAAATAGTGTCGCTAATCCTAAACCCAATAATATAGACATTACTAAACGACCAGTATTACTATGAACAAACTTATCCAAATACATTTATATTATAACATTAAAAAAATAATATAAATTTTTTTCATTTATTATGATTTCACTTTTGAATGGGAACTGTTTTAATCGATAACGGATTTAATGGACATGACGTTTCCATGGGGTTAAATTGAAAACATTGATCTGAGTTGTCTTTATATTGTGTTTTCATGTAATTTTCAGGACTTGGGTATACATATATCGTCTTTACATCTGGACCTATAACATAGATACAAAATAGTCCTATTGCAAAACTTATTAAAAAAACTGGTAAAGAAATGTAATCACTTATCATATATATATACTTTATATATTATTTAGATATAGCCTTTATTGAAATTTGAACCTATTTCTTTTTCTAAAAGATCTTCCAGTGTGGTTCTCAACATATTGTAGTTTTTAACTCCATCTTTTTCAGAGTAGAGTGTTAATAATGTTTGTTTATGTGACACTGATAATCTATTAAATATGCGATTTATTATATCTGATCCAAAATCGTATTGTCCATCGTCTTCATTTTTTGTTGGAGGTAAAACTGTATTTGGAGGTAAAATTAATTTGCATGGTTTTTTATTATTTTTATTATTCATACACATATTCATAAAATCTTCTAACCATTCATGATCACTTAATAATACATCTTTTAATTTTTGAGGGAAACGTTTCCATGCATCATTATATTTAGGATTTTCCCATGTTATGACATTGCCTTCAATTATAGGAGTTTCTTTAAATTGTTCGGCTTGAAATTTAATAGGTATCATAGGTGCCACTTCTCCTTCTTCTCCTTCTTCTCCTCTTTCTTCTAATGATTGCAGTGCCTCAGTTGCTTCTATCAACTCTAATTTATTATCTAATTTTTTTAATTTATTGTTAGTTTTAATAACAAGTTCTTCTAGACCTGTTTTAACAGGTTTATCCTTTGTCGTTTTCATTTCTCCTCTAACAAATTTAACAACCTTATCATCACTTTCGAAGCAATATTCTTTATCCTGTAATGAGTTCTTTCTTTGGATCAAAATATATTCCCCAGTATTTTCATTATATTCAACAAAATTTACTTCATATCTTAACTGTTCTATTTCTTTTAATTTTGGAAGCATCTCATCTATATAAAATTTAATAGCTTGATTTAAAAGTAATTCATTATTACTTTCAATATAATCTGATATCATTTGTTTAAATGGTAATATAAATCCTTTTCCAAAATCGTCAATTGTTTTATTTAATAAATTTATTTTAACTGGATTGTCATTTCTTAAAATGTCTGTTTCAATTGCAGCTCCAGTAAATTCTGTATTAAATTTTAAATCGTTTGTTAAACGTTCAAAAACTGAAACAATATTTGCTGCTGATTTAAAAAAAATAATATTATTTTTCTCTTTAATAATTTTCATTTTAATATTCTCTATATCATTCAATCCATTAGAAATGGTAATATCAAATGGTTCCCTAGAAGAATAATTAATTTGAATGTCTAGAGGACATGGATTTGATAAATCTCCACATTTAGCCATAAAATTGCGTAAAAGATCTTTATCATTAGGTATTATAGAAAAAATAGTGCCGACATTTCTTTTACAGTTAATACACTCATGTTTTGGTAGTTTAGAAAAATCAACGCGTTTTTCCCTTTTAGATTTATTACTTTTTAAAATAGGTTTTACATATTTATCATTATATCCACTTTCATATTTATCTTTTAACCTATAAAACTCATTAATTGCTTCAATCGGTGTTAAAAGTCCTTCTGTCATTATATTTTATATTTATATATTTATTATTATAAACCAACTATTTTAAACCTTTGAGAGTATTATTATTTATAATATCAAATTCACTTTCCCAATGAGGTAATCCTGTAATTAATTCTTGTTGTGCTTTAACTTTTGCATCTTGATAGTTTCTTATTTTAGATAATATATATTTTTTTTTCTCAATTTCTTTTTCTTTAATTTCTTCTGGTGTTAGTTTGCCTTTGTATTTATATAGCAACAATATTCCTAAAAGTATAAAAAATCCAAATAATAATCCAATATTATACAACATATTATTGTGTTTTTCCTTAAATTGATGGCATTGCTTTAACGTTTCATTTAAAAAATATTTTACGCCTGGTTCAGTTAGCATTGGTTTCGAATATTCGTGGATGTTATTCATTAGTATTTACCTTTAAAAAACAAAAAAAAATTATACCAATTATCTATATGGATATATCTTTATTGTCATTGATAATTTTTATAATTATAACCATTTTATATTTTGCTATTCCAAGCCTAGGAAAACCTGCATTAACCGTTGCAATTTTAAATGATCCAGAACAGCAAACAGATTATCATTCCAAAACTATTAAAAGTTTAGCATTTTATATAGGAATTACTATTATAACTCAATTTTTCTTGAATGTAGGATATTTAATATCTAAATGCGGTGGTTCTATTAATAAAAATATTGGATCTGCTGCTATTTTTACATTTATACCTTGGTTATTAATATTTGGTCTAATGGTGGCAATTTTAATTATTTTTCCAGGTTTTAAAGGTGCATTCTCAGATGTTATTGGATATGCTGTTGTAGCTGGTAAAGCAAAAACTATATTAAATTCTATATTAGTAAATACAGATGTAAATAATGCAATTGAGGGTGCAAATGAAGCAGATAAATCTGAATTAACTAAAACAGCAGATGCGCTTATGAAAATATGTGGGAACAAAGGTATACTAATAAATCAAATGAACCCTGAAAATTTTATAGATATATGGAACATGTTAAAACCACTAATGAAAAAGGATAGTGAATTATCAATAGACGAAAAAGATATGTTTAGAGATCAATTATTAGGATTGGTTGTGTTAAAGGACAATATTGGTGAAGGGCTATGGTATATTTACACAGCTATATTAATATCGTCAATTGTTTATTATAATTTAGCAACAAAAGGTTGTATTAAGGATGTAGATCAAATTAAAGCAGATCGTGATGCATATATTCAACAACAAGAAGAAGCTGATAAGCAAAACGAGGTAAATAACTCGACTACTTATACAATTTCTTAGAAAATCGTATTATAACCTCTTTAAGTTAAAATATATATTATTTAATTTTTAACTTAAAGAATT